GCTATTTTAGCCAATGAACAGAGGGTGCCAAGTTCTGAGGAAGTTGATGCTGCGTTTAAGGAAATTGCTGATGGAGCAATGCAGGAGGTCACTGAGGAAATCGTCAATGAAGCATTGGTGGATCCCGTAGGTGAACTCGTTGCTGCCCAACAGTTAAACTAAGCGTTCCCGTTGGTTATTGTACTGCACCATTTAAACCTTTAGCTGCCGGATGTAGAATCTGGCACGTGCCTAATGACAGAGTTGTTACGCGGAGGATTGGGTGTAGAATGATAGCCTTAGGTCCATCTTTGGCCACGCGTGCGTTAGGGATTAGGGAGTATGGGCTGCATGCTCATACTGTCGACCAGGAGCTACGAACGCTCCATAATCGGCATCTCTTTGAGACCCCTGAACCCGACATGTGGTGTCCAGAGTGGCACGGGTTTAAGAAGCAACTTCGCCTCTTGGCTGATGAAATCGGTTACGTGCCTATAGCCACCAACATGCAGGTGTTGGAGGGTAAATTTGGGCGAATCCGGAAACGGATGCGTGAAGGATTGAATCAGTATTATCGTGAGGGTGTTGAACGTAAGCAATCTAGATTAACCGAGATGCAAAAGCTTGAGTTTTATGAGGTGGATAAGTTAGCGGGAAAAGAGGATCGGGGTATTCAGTATCGTACTGTTGTGTATAATGCTGCTTTATCCCGTCATCTCCGCAATATTGAACACCGCCTCATGAGCTGCGTTGGTAGGAATAAGTCTGGTTTGCCCTTTATGGCTAAGGGTAGATCGCTTGATGAGCGTGCTGTGTTATTGCTTAGAATGGCGGATGGTTATACGAACCCTGTGTTTGTTAACTTGGATCATGCTAGGTTTGATGCGCACATGCACTACAAGCTTATTGTTGCTGAACACTCAGTCTATAAACGATGCCGCAATTGGCATCCCGAACTGGTTAAGCTGCTTAATTGGCAGCTGACAGCCACCGGGATTAGCAAAGGCGGTGTAAAGTATATGACACGAGGTAAACGCGGAAGCGGGGATGTTAACACCGGCCTTGGCAATAGTGAGGTCAATGCAGGGTTCATCTTTAGCTGGCTCGAGGCCTCAGGTGTGCGGGGAGATGTACTTCTTGATGGTGATGATGCTGTTATTATAGTTGAGAAATCGGATTATGATAAGTTGTTGCCTATTGAGGAATACATGCTTAAGCTCGGCATGGAGACTGTAGT